GTTGTGAAGCGGATCGAGAAATTTACTATATGGCATGCATCATCGACGCAATTGTTTATCCTTATGGCCATAACACATGCAGGGATCCAACCTGTAGAGGTGCAGTTAGAAAAACACCTTGGCACCCTCATAGTCAATAGCACTTGTGCGTAGACGTAGAGAATGGTACCCCTCTTCTAGAGGGCCAAAGTATTTAGCGGACACCCACGCCTTCGTGAGGGCATCACCTGAAACATCGCGGTAGCCAGCCAATGCGAAATCTTTTTCTGATCCCGTAAGGAAGGCTGCTTTGACATTACCTAATCTAGCGATCTCACTTGCCAAGAACTTTTGTGCAAATGGGAACGCAGTTGTGGACAGCTTTAAACCAATACATGTTCCCTTATGAATTTGGTCAAGGGACACATGAGTTGGAGGTTTGCAATAACAACCCAACTTTGATAATAATCGACCTATTTTGGGAACCATAACCACTCCTGATTGCCAAGGTGCAAATCGATTCGAACAGAATTCTGAATCAAACACACTCTTATGGGTCTTGGCAACACACTTAAACCCGAGGTTACGGAACCCCAATGCCCAAACTGGTTCGGGAATAGGGATTTTTAAAAAAGACAAATTGTCGTCACCCAGGACTATCATCTCCACTATCTCCAATGTACGCTCTATCGAAAGATTGAAGTGTTCCGAAATTATAAATAAATGAATCATAATGTTCAGAAGAGAATTGGCCCAGGCCGTCCACGGATCCCCCGACTTCCTACCGCCGGGGGTCCAAAATTTAATACCATGGGCTGATCGACCATGGGTTTTAATGTTAGCACGAAACAACTGCAACCACAATGGCGGTGCTCCAAACTTCCGAGCCATCCATAGCAGTAGTTTTTCCAACCTGGGATGAATAGAATTGTCCCACGCACTAACATCATTTTCGAGGACAGACTGAGCAAACTTGTTCGCCCAATCGCCTATCTCTGTTGCCGTCATGCCTATTGCGACACATAACCGAGACAACTTCCCAAGCATTTCAACGAGATGGTCCTGAAATGCCATTGACCACCCAACGGTGTGTGCTACAAACTCCGGTTTAGCGGGGAGAATCGGTCGAGGCACTTTATCCTCAACTAAACCGCCATTATTGACTAGAAGGTTTTCCACCTTGACAAACATTCCACGCGTGGTCCATTCTCTAGCGTCCTCACCTGAGATGGTACCATCGTGACTAATATGTTTTGTAAGATTCCAAGCCTGCTTTATCTTGTGTTTAACACTAGGTCTGGAATGCATGCGAGCAATGGCCTCGCGGAAAGGCAGTTCAATAATGTGCTTGTATGGCACGACAGAAAAAATATTCCGTTTGAAAAATTCGCAAAACCTGTCCAGGGTGGGGGGATCAGGAATTGGGGTGGATGCGCACGTACGAAATCGCAATGACGCGAGTTCATTTTGGTAACAACTATGGTAGAATATTGGTGAAAACTGAAATTTTTTATATATTGTTTTTGATGTATCTACATAACGCAGTTTTGGCCACGCGGGTTCCGCAATCCCCGCCCCCTGTTTAAAAATAACAGGTCTAACACCACTATAAATTCGCCCTAAAGAAGCCGCATGAAACATTTAACGAATAACCTGTAACAAAACAGGAATAATAAAAGGCCAATATTGACCTCGATAAACGAGACGATCGCCAACCAACTAGACGGATTTAGGGGTTGTAACTGTACCCCAATAAATAGTGTTAGAAATTCAGTCAGCCACTGAACTAAGTACAAGAGTGTGGACTCTAAA